GTACTGATTTCCATTACCTCCTTTCTGAAATATTTGTTGATAATTTTTAAATAACTATATAAAATGGAATAAAAAGGAGTTGGTTTTTTGGTGAAGAAAAGATTATCATATTCCTTAATTATTCTTTTAATTAGCATTGTTTGTGTCGGTTGCGGAAATAGCAAAGAAGACTATAAGACAACTTCCGGTTTTTTGAGTGAGAAAACAGTCGTGGCCAAAAGCATGGAAGATATTCTGAAATATTATGACATGGCAACAGAAAAAAACTATTCAGAAATGGTTAGCATGAAGAATTCCGGGAAAATATTTTACACTCAAGAGCGGACAAAGGTCACTGTTGTGCCAACTGTGTCAAAAGATATTGTCGCGATAGTTATTGGCAGCGGTTCGCATGACCTCGAAAAAGGCTTTACTTTTAAAAAATTCATCGTTCAATAACCACTCACTTACCGCCCCTCCGGGCGGTTTTCTTTTACCCCAGCACCCCTTTAAACCTCTCCCTCAAATACGCGTCATCATCCGTTTTACTGCTTTTCTTTACCGGTTCCCTGAGAGGTTTTAGTAAATCAGCTTGAGACACGGGCCTTGTGGTATGTACGCTCATCATACTGGCCGTAAAATACGCCCACTTGTTTTCTTCCTGTTCTCTACGCCAATTACAACCGTCCCACATATCAATAAATTCATGAGGTTGCAACTTATCAAAATCCCACGGCATTAAATTAAGCGGACCATTTGCTATTGGTTGCGCCCACTCTAGCCATTCTTTAAAGGATGAAACAACAGTTCCACCCTCTATTCGTTTTTTATTTCTATTTCCGCTGGATCCTTGCCGTTATTAACTATGTCGTCCAACTCTTTGCCGTAAATACCAGTTGCTACGATTGCCTTCAGGACCAAATCACTGATAACGCCAATCCCTTTGCCTGTTTCGTCAAAATAATTATCTACTTTCTCGCAAACAGTTTCAAACGTGGCTTTCGGATAGTGATGTCGTAATCCAATCAAGAGCCCCTGCAGGGTTTCGTTCTGGTTGAATTTTGCTTTCATCAAAAATTCGTCTGGCATGATCGAGCGGCCAATGGCCTTTTCAAACTGGTTCAGACGCAAGTTGTTAAAATATATTGTTTCGCCTTCGTTAAACAGGTCAAATTTAATTTCTTTTCTCATGTCGTATCCCCTTATATAAAAATTAGGCGGCAATTACGCCGCCTTTCATTATGCTGTTAATGTAACTGTGATAGTAAGAGTTTCGCTATTGCCGGTAAGCACATTGATTGTAATTGTACCTACTGTCAGCCCTGCAAGATACGTGCCCTTGATAACTAACACCCCTGCCGAATAGGTATAATTGGTTGTAACCGTCAACGGTGTTATGCCATTACTCACGCTCGAAACAGTTGTGTTTGTAGGCACAATCGCAAAGGACTGATCTGTGGCCGCTGCTTTACTTACGGTTACATTTAACGGACTAATTGACGGGAGCGCTGGAAGCATAGCAGACAATGCGCCATTACCCTCTAGCTTGCCTTTTAGAGCCGCCTCTTTATCATGCGGTGTATCTAGGCTGAAATCACTAATAGTTGCCCATCCTGTCCTAAACCGAAGATCGGGATACTGGAATTTAAGGTTTACATCTACGCCTTTATCAAAGGCTGCTTCAAGCGCTTCAAGCCCAGCATCTTGCAGTAATGCTAGCGCATCCAAATCTACTGTCCACTTTTTGAGCCCAGGTATTGCAGAGGCCCATCCTCCTGACGTTTTATTACTAGTATCGATACTGCTAGCTGTTCTGCCAAGGGAACTACTGCGTTGGCCACCAATTAATGTCCATACAGGTAAAAGTGCAGTACCTGTATTTATTGATAACAGATAATCTTTGCCTGCGGTTGCCTTACTGGTATCGGGATTGTCTGGCAACGTTACTGCGAATAATTGTAAATCAAATTTATTTAATTTCATTTGTTCATCCTCCTAAATTTTGAATTTTGGCGACGAATGTCACTATCCCATGATAGCCTTGGACTTCTTCAGGAAATGCCTCGAAGAAATCAACGTCTTGCGACATCATGTTAAATCCATCAGCCGATAGGTCAATTGGCCACGATGTTAAGACAGCGGTTATGTCGTTGGCTATTCCGTTAACTTCCATCTTGCCTGAGTAGTCGCTCCAAATGTGAAGCTGCAGGGAAATGTCGGATATATCAGAGGTTTTGCCACCTATTGGCTTGCATGTAAACGCGCCTATCGTGACATATGGCAAAACGGCATCGCCCGGAACATCATCATAAACAGGTGTCGTCTGTTTCGTCGACAAAATGGAATAAACGCCCTTCTGTAAGGCGTTCATCGGTATTCTTCTTATGATCATGATTTCACCGCATCCTCTATGCCCTTAATCAATCCCGGCTTATTTTCTTCAAATGCGGGCCTCATAAAAGGATGCTCCTTCGCCGGATGTGGGCCTCCATGACCAAACTCTACAAGATGGGCTATTGAGCCTTTAACCCTAACAGTCCCCACACACTTTTCGTTATCAAACGTCATCGTCGTTCCTGCCGCCATTTTCCCTGTGCGTTTTGGTATGCGCCTAATCGTCCCCGCCAATATCGCCTGAGTTGACGACTTAACAACCCCGCGTAATTTTTGTTGAGTGGATTCGCTATACGTACTTATTTTTTTAAGCACATTTTTAAGTTCAGGCATTGAAGTATTAACGTAAAAGCCCCGACTCATTTGACCACTTCCTTGCAGACCATTATAGTTTCAATTCTTCCGACATCATAAGTATGGTCGATTGGAAAAATCTTCTCTCTGAATAGCATGCGCCACCCTTTAGCAACGTCAGTCCCAAATCTGATCTTAACCTCACGCAATGACACACTAGAGATAGCCCCTGCAACCTCTTTTGTATCAAACCTCGGCTTTACAAACTCTGCCCATACTGTTGCCTGCGTTACCCACGTAGTTTTAAATCCTCCGGCGCCATCAGAAATACTAACTTGTTTTTGCAATTCAATTCGCCTGTCCATACGGCCGATGATCATACCGTCACCTGGCTGAGCCGTAGTTGAGCGATCAAGGCATTTAGCGTTATGCTCAGACTATCAGTGGTCAGTCTTGCGGCAGCAACCAGGGCAGGGTTTTCGAGAAACGTCCCGGCAATTACAGTGATAACTACTTTATACAGCGGATTGGCGTAGTCTTTCGTTACGCCGGCGTTCAGTAGATACACCTCAGCCGCTAGTTGGTAGGCCGGCAATACTACGTCCAGACCACTACCATCCACCTTTAGAAATTTTTTAAGCTCGTCTAACTCCATGATATCACCTACCCGCTAATCTCTACCCCGTCGACAATACAGGGAGCCAGTACGATTTTAAGCCCAGAGGCTTGGTTCTCCGCTCGCACGCGCGCCGATAATTCTTCATATTCATGCGCCACCAAAGGACGGGTAACTTTAAAAATTATAATGGTTTCCGTTTGTTGCAGTATTTCGGTACCTTCAACAACAATTACGGCAATTTCTGGTTCAGTAGGTACTACCACTTCTGCTGGTACCGCATCTTCCGTAGCAACAATCTTTTTTTCCATTTCAAATCACCTTTCTTCAAAAATAATGTGAGGGCAGTTAACACCACCCTCACACATTAGTTATTTAGACTGCCGTAGCTTTTTTTACTCGTAAAAACCCGTTAGCTGCCACTACATTGCCGCCAATAAAAATACTGCCACGGTGAGCAATCTGGCCAGTACTGAACTTAAAATCAGTCGAACGCTGTACATCCAGCTCACTAAACACAACAAGTTTGTAATTCGACAACGGACCATAAGCCATACCGTATTGGCCAACAGTAGTCCCAACCGCACTAATCGCTTTGCAGGCGCTGTTGATGATGTACGGAATACCATCAATATCTCCGGTATTTCCGTTTGTGGTAATCGTGTGGAATTTACTACCGGTGGTATTTCTCAATTGACTAAACGCTTTTAAGTCAACTTTGCTAAGCACAAGCACTGACTGATCCTCAACTTCCTCATCGCCACCATAGCTAAAGATAATGTCGTTCAGCGTGGTGTTGGAAATAGCAGACACTCCAAGATCAGTGGCCGCGTCGATGGCGGCAGCCGTAGCAGAGAAAATACCAGACAGGTTGTTAGCTGCACCGGTACCGACCAAAATTTGTTTGGTAATCTTCCTGCGTACAGACTTGCTAATACCGGCCATAACAACATTTTCATATGGCGCAGCAGGAAGTTTCAAAATTTCTTCCGTGGACTCTGAGTAGGAAGTTACCTTTGTTTTGTTAATTGCCGCCTGCCCAAAAACCGTATCAGCTTCAGTGTACGCGACGCCCTCAGCAGAATAGTCACCTTCAGGAGTATCGATTTCAAACGGCTGGGTAAACGATTCACCGCCTGGCAGTGACAGGTAATCAACTCTGTCAATTAGACCGGAAATTTTATTGAACGTGGGATTGATATCGGTGGCCGTAGCTTTCGCCAGCAAAATACTGGAGCTGCCAACCGTTACGGCGCGGTTTTCCAACAGGTCCTTGCCGCGCTTTTCGCAGTCAGCTAGGTGGATTTCTTCTTTGCTGCGGGTTTCGCCGGAAAGGTTCGCGCCTGCGAGGGGCTTAAAACCGACGCCTGGGGTAAAGCCTGCGCCCCGCTTTTCTAATTCAGCGGCAGCGTTAATGGCAGCGGTTCTGGCCTCTTCCTCTGTGGGTGCGACGGGAATGCCGTCAATCATGCCGCGGAGATCAACAATTTCGGCATTCAACCCTTGGATCTGGGTGTTGATGCTCCTAAGCTCGGCGACATCAGTGCTTTTTTCAGACGTGGCCACCAACGCCGCGCGGGCTTCTTCCTTGGCTTTCAATAGTTTTAACAGTTTATCTTTCATAACTTAAATTCCCCCTAAAATTTTATTTTTGAGTTTATATATATCAAGCTCCGCATCATTCTCCAATGATTGAGACCTCGCATTATCCAATGCGACTCGTGCGTTGTCCAACGCCGTTTTGTCTCGAGCGTTAATATCGGTCAAGTCGTAAGCAGGGCAATTAACCGCGCTTACCTCGCAGACTTTTGATATTTTTAATATTGTCCTAGTCGGCATATCGGTATCTAAACCGTCCCACTTATCTTCTTTAACCCTGAAGCAAAAACTCATTCCTGTAACATCGCCACGATCAACTGCCGAATATAAGCCCTTTGCATCAGCATTGTTTACCGTGTCGATATCGGCTCTAACAGATAGCCCTATGTTATCAATAAGCAACTGCATGGTGCTGTTGCTGTTGTTTCTGCGACTTCTAGCAAGCGGGATTTCTTCCGAATCGTGGTTAATAAAAAAAAGCACATCGTCGAAGTCGCAACCGTCGAATGCTCCTCTCTGAATTATTTCGTTATACCAACACCCAATCGAAGTCATTGAATCGAATACCGCAGCATGACCTTCCAATCTGCTCGGTCCTTGATCTGGCATTTGAGTAGCCCTAAAATCAGGCACATTAAAACTGCGTGTAACGAGCATTGATTTATCAAAATCTTTTATTTTTTTACTCATTATTTACTACCTCCATTTGTATTATTATAAAAATAAAGACTATTAGCTCTCAATTAGCATAAGCCCAGCTATATCCACCTGCGGTTTTCTGTTTACCAGTGCAACAATCTTTAATGCAACTTCTATTTATCCCATATTGACCGGAGGCTTCACTAATTGCGAGAAATTCAATTCCAGTTGTTAAGCAAATAATCTTTCTCGCATTCGGATTATTTTTCCCCATTCTCGTTAAACTCATATTTTCACGAGTTTCTTTAGAATGGCTACTTCCCATAAGAGACAAACTTATCTTGTTGCGAGTTTTCGCCGGCGTAATTTTTCCATAGTTGGGATTATTGCTACCAATACGTGATAGACTCATTTTCTTACGTGTTTCCGCTGAACATTTTTTCCCATATTGATTATTATTAACCCCCGTATTAGCTAACCGCATTTTATATCGGGTTTCTTCAGATACAAATCTATTTACCCCACCACCACTTGTTTTGTTATAGCCAAATTCAGGATGAATAGATTTATGATTTTCGATTAATTCGCGTTCTTTATTTTCCGCATCGTCAGCAGTTAAATTGCTAAATAATATTAAATGTTCAAATTGCAACCATCCATATTTCGCAATCGCTCGGCAAAAATGATCTTGAGTTTTATATCGTTCTCCTCCCCTCCATCGCGTTACCGTTTTACTGCCAGTAATCCCTATGTAAACTTTCCCATTAATTTTATTAACATGCATGTAAACAGTGTATTTATTGTTCACAAGATCATCTCTTTTTTTACATATTTTAAGAGCCTACTTTTCAATAGGCTCTACTTTTTAGTTGGCTTCACTGCTGTTTTGACGGCTCCGGCGTTGTTTAATTGATAGTTATCAACTATATCCACATTCACAAAATTGAGACTCTGCAATCTACGATTGCCAGTCTCAAACGGCTCAAAACCGAAAATATCATTGATCTCGTTCAGTGTTTGCAGTCCTGTATTAG